CTTGGAATACCTGCTGGTACAGCCCATTGATTATCACCACGTAAGAATGTAGTAGCATCAGCAGTTCCATTTCCCATTCTAGCTGGATTAATTAAACCAGTAGCAATAGCAGGAGCATAAAGACCGGTTAAGTTAGATCCATCTCCTACAAAATAATTAGCGAATAAAGCTCCGTTACGTCTGAATTGAAATGAAGTTGTAATTACTGTACTAGTATCATTCAATCCCTCTAATCTAAAGTAATCATCACTCTGATAATTTATCCATCTCCAATTCTTCATTCCTACTGAGGCAGCAGGACTGATAAAATAAAGATGAGGATTGACCCCAGATATTGTTGAGCCTTCTGGTAATGTCTGCTGTGCTGAGAAGTTATTATTAATATTCTTCAGAGCTACGTTACTAGTCAGTCGATTATCGGGTAGAATTCCCGTTGTATCAGTTAATGGAATTAATGCTACTGTACTTGGTTCACCTGCCGTGGACTTGACGTATCCATTAGCTAGTGCATTTAATGCACGGGCATTAACTAGAGATGCATGGGGTGAAACTAACCAATATGTTGCATCACCTACAGTTGCTCCAGTACCAGGCCACGGTTCAGGTGGTGTAGTGGTTCCATCTACTACACATATATAGGTAACACCATCTGGACCTACTACTATATCACCATCATTATATGTACCGGGAACATAACTACCGAAGTAGTCCAAGTTCATCCCACCACCGGAACCACCAGCCTGACCATTAATCTTTAATTGATGAATAATGGAACTATCTAATGAAATATTAGCCCCAGCTACTAATTTTCTATAGTTTGGTAGGGTTGGTTCATCTACAGTAGTTACAAAGGTCTCAGTATCAGGATTAATAGGCTTAGAGATAGTTTGAGTAATGGTACCTAAGGCTATCAAATTAGTCAACATTTCGTTGATTACTTGATAGAGCGCACTATCCCTATTCTGTAGGGCTGATGCGTTTAGTACACTTCTTAACCTAATTAAATCAGTAGCCATTACTGAGGCATCGTCTTAAACGTAGGTTTTACATAGATATTAATTCTTCTAACATCTATGTATTCAGAATTCATATCTAAACAGAATGACTGACGAGTTACATTAGAAATTAATGTTCTCTCACCTTGAGCTATCCCCATTGGAACTGATAAAGAACTTGAACTATTTAATACAAGTGTATTAGTTCTATCAAAATATCTAAAATTTATAAGTCTAATGGCTGTTGGGTCACCAACTAGAGTTAAGCTATGACCATTACAGTGAAGAAAAGCATTACTCGGATCTTTAATGAGAGCAGTTCTCAATCGAGTAAAGTTAGTCGTAATGATTTCCTGAGTTGGACTTGGACCATCTAATTCATATAATTGTTGGTCAACTGAGTTAAATCCTAAGAATTTAGTCCCAACTCCATTATCAAATGCACACATTGCAGTGATATTGACGGCAAACATATCCCAAACAGACCACTTAACATTCATGAAATACTGAGAATCATTGACATTTGTCTCGCTAAAATCACAATAGAATATACCGGTGGGTTCATTGGCCCCATCTTCACACACCAATACCCCAATTTTCTTATTAAAGGGATCAATAATGTAGTGATTTTTGGCCCGCGCCGGATATGTATTACTACCCGCATTAAGTTTATAAGGATTCTTGGCTATTTTTAGCCAAATATTGGAAATCTTATAAGTCATCTCAGGGAAATTAAACAGGCCATTGAATACAAATATGCCATTTCGATTGGCAATAAGCATGTATTCTACGTTTACTCCACCAGAGTCCAGAACTGTCATGAATCCATGCTGAAACGATCCATTTCCATCATCAATCTTAGCAATGGGCCAATTTGCAGGAATTTCTCCATTATCGGAGACACCATACATTGAGTTTAGTTTCCCAACGTAAAATATATCTCTGTATGCGTGACCGTCTGTAATTCCAGTTAGAATTACATCAGCTCCACCAACCTCTGAGACTAATGTAGTATCTGAAGATGGATCAATTAGAATCGTTCCATCAACAATCTCAAAGGTTTCAGGATCATTTACTCGACTTACCATCAATCTATGTCTAGTTTCACCGGGAAGTACCGCAGGATCTCCTTCATTCTTCGCGGCCCCAACTACCAATCTATTATGATATACACCTATGAATGAACCACCCGGAGGCGCAGGCATTATATCTTGAAGATATGAAGCTTCCTGTAGTAGCTGAGAATCGTAGAAATTAACTTCACCAGATAATACCCCGGGATTCAATATTCCACCAGGAACAAAGAATGAAGGAAATAACTGTAATCCATTAGCAGGAAATACAGTATCCTGAACAACCTTAGTAGCTACAATTCTTATCCTTGCAACAGTAGCATCAGCAGAATAATCAGGAATACCGACAAAACTAAACGATTTATTTCCAGGTGCAGGGGTAAGTGGCTGACTTATAGCTGTAACCTTAGAAATGAATCCAGTCTTAGTTTCAACTGCAAATCCGTAATAATGAACTCCAGCTTCAATATTACCTGCATTTACATAATTTCCACTAGCTGAAGCTCCAGGAGTAGGAAATCCAGCAGTTTTCCAGAGCGTTCCATCAAAGATATACATTGCATGACCCAAAAACCCACCAAATCTAGATACTGCAATGTAAGCCCTGCTATTGAATGATACCATATCAAAGTCAGTAGTATCATCCCATCCCTGTCTGAATACGGGCGCTTCTACTATTGGATGCACTTTCTGAGTAAATAGAAGCCCATCGTAAGTCATGTAGATTAGAAAGGTAGTACTTTGTGCGTTGTAAGTGAATGTCCTTCTCACCTTATTATTTATTGCATTGCTGAACAAGCTCCACTTAGGACGAGAAAATGCACGTCCCTGACCAAATGACATATTCTGACAAATCTTAAAATGATCTAGTGGAATATCATCATCATTACCCTTATCAAAGAGTCCTTTGAATTCTTCAATGGTAATTGGGGTGTGTCCACGCATCATTAACCTCTAGCATGAATACCAATAAATGGTCTACGTCGAACTGGCATTACTTGCTTACCTTTAACTGAGAGATTAATCAATTTGTCAAGCTCACGACCTGCATTATTATTCAGTGATGCGGCCCGCTCTGTATCTTCACCCAAATTCTCAGCGGCTAATGCAGCAGTACGATAAGACAGGAAAGGTAATCCACGAATCAAATCAATAGTTGAAGCTGGGGCAGTAACCGCAGGAAGAACCTCAGCAATGAAATTGATCAAGATTTCTCTATTAGAAGTAGCTGGAATGAATAGAATATTCTGACCAATCCATGACCAGTATATTAATGTAGCAGTGGGAGTGAGTCCATAAGGCAGAAATTCCTGTCTTGTGATAGGAAGAAACGCTTCAGAACTACCAGCTTGCCTCTCTTTAATTCCTTGAACTTCAATTAGGTTTGCTGGTAATGGTGGAGTAGTTGCTGAACCAATTTGAGCTACACCAGCATTAATTGTTAAGACTGGTGAAGTAGTAGCATTGGTGATTGGAATGTTGTTATCTGCCAATTCACCACGCAAGTCATCCAGAGCAATATTGAGAGGGTCAAGTAATACTGTATCGGTAAAGTAAGTACCGAAAGAATCATTAAGGTGAAATCTTGCCCTCTTATATACATCTGCTGCTGTCATTTGAATTTACCTCAATCTAAACAGCAAACTTAATTCCAAGTTCCTTTGCCCTTGCATCATCAATTACTGCATGACAATACCTGCAAACAGGAAACAATGGATTAATTAGCTCTCCACAAGCTTTACAAGCAGATAAACTAACTGCCTGGAAATCACGAAGCCAGGGTCTTTCTAGTCCAAGTAGCTTTGCACCATAACGGGCATCATCAGAGACTGCAATCGGATTTCCATTAGTTTTAGCCCAACCAACATCAGCAATTGTGACTAATTCTTGGTACCATCGTCGCTGATTATCTCTAGCGATAGGGTACTTTTTGATGAATTCATCGTTCTTTTGGATACCATCTCGATTAAATTCACCCCGAACGTAGAATAAACCAGGTGACTTTTCACCCATGTTGCAACCAAGGCAACCATTGAGATAATCACTGATGACAGACTCAGCAATAACGATTGAAGAATGGGGAATTTCTAAATACGGTTGGTTATCTTCAGTTTCTTTGAACCACGAGCTTGAACCAACTACAAGAATTGAAAATCCACCTTCCGGGGCCGCTTCGATTTCAAATACACCAGGAGTAATGGTAGATTTGATCTCTTTTATCTTCTTTGGCATCAAACTAACGATTGTACAGCGGTCCATCGGATTAATTGGCTGTCGAATTACTTTCCTATCTAATTTTACTAGAGATTCTCCAAGTGCCATTAACTTATCTCTCCCTTACTTGAGCTAATTTGTTTTACTTCACGACCATACCAATTTTCACGTACATTAATAGTTTCATTGAATGTATGATAGCACTCAACTAAGTACTTAGCTAATATAAAATCAGGAGTATTAGAGTCATTCTCTAAACAGAATTTATTTATTAGCTGCTCTAGTTCTTTTTCAAACTGATCAATTCTACTCATTGAATTTTACCGTAGCCCACACCACTTCCTTGTGCAAGGGCATCACCAATTTCTGTCTCATTTGGGAACAATTCCCTCATAATTGAGTCAATCTTCATTAATTGCTGTTCAGGACTCAAACTTTCATCTTTGTAGATTTTTGCTTCTTTTCCCATGTGATAGTCAATAGAAGCAATCGTAACCCAACAAACATCCCAATTCGGAGGAAGGGGCTTCCCCTCTCTATCACGGAAAGGAAATATGGGTTCGTATGAAAACTTTGTAATTAGCTCAGGATTTCCAATTTCTGGTACATCAATGCATTTCTCAAGAACCCACATATGAGGAATCCATTGTCTATATTTAGGAAGAAATAAAACTCCGGTCAATTCACCAATTTTATTGCCATGAGCATCAAATTTGCTAACTGGGCAATTCGTTACGTCACGGTACTCAAATTGATCATCAGACCAAACGATACGATAATGGGGAGTTCCTTCAGCAAACTCGCCGTACATATCTTTCAATCTTACGTTGAGTTGCTTTGTAAGCTCTTGAAATTCTTCTTTGATACTCATGATATTGATTGGGAGCGGCTCTCTATTTAGCTTTTACATAAACCCCATGTAAACCCACCTAAAAGATAAGCCGCTCCCAAACTCCTTATTTCTCTAAGAGATAGGTCCGATGTGCCATTTCTGAGCAACAGGATTCCATATGAATTCACATGGCCTGTTTACTGCCACAATCGCACCAACTAGAATATTACCAGATGTTCCGAATGTAATTGCTCCCGCATTTGGGATCAGTACAAACCGGCTAGCAATATTCGTGAATGGTGCATTGATGGTGTTAACGCCTGTACTTCCTGTCAGAATAACTACATCAGTTTTGACGTTAATCGTCGCGGCTGATGCAACTACTTCATGACTGAGCCTTGAATACAATCCTGGAAACATATCATCTCCTTCTCAGGTATTGTTACGTGTTAGCAATTACCAAAGTCCAAACATTCAATGCTTTGGTTGCTGTAACTGTAATTGCCAATGCGATGCTGATTGCTCTTTCAGGAGCACTATCCTGTTTGAAATAGAGCATACTATCATCAACATCAACCCTGAATTCAGTTACACCAGAGAATACTGCTCCCGTCATTGATTGAGCATTTCCAACGGTTCCTGTTATTGTTAGTGTTGCTGGCATTTGATTTCCTTTCCAGTCAACCTAATTAGTAACCCGATGGAACTGCAAGATTGTCAATGTAAACACAAGCTGCCGGATTGTTCACGAATGTCTGAGTTCCAAGCACCATGTAGAAAATATCCGCCGTGGCAACACCACCGGATGCTCCACGAATTTCAAAGATATTCCTTCCATCCGTTTTGTAGAATCCCAATGGAAGAATTTCTCCACGGCCCCAAACTCCATCAGATACGAAATCAATTCGAGTCGTATCCCAGTTGTAAGAGGTCTTAACCATTGCACCAGCCATTTGCATCCCATCAAAGTACATATCGAGCTTTTCTTCTTTGGGCTGCTTCTGGATAATGCTTACGAGCTGACCAATGTTCTCATAAGCAGCTTTCTGCGCCGGATGCATCCATGCAGTTGGATTGAAATCATTATCAATTCCAACCCTATTTCCAATCTTGTTGATTGCAAGACGTGGAAGTGGCAATGTAAGAGCCGCGCCGCCAGCATTTACACGAGATGCACGAATTTCAGGAGTTACGTTTCGTGCAAATCCAAGCCACGTTCCTGTAGAAGCATTTGAATGGTGATAAGGAACACCAAACAATGCAGGAAGGCTCAAGGGAGCAGTAATACCAGCCGTTACGATACGATCCGTTGGTGCAACAGCAGCAATCTGTGGAGTAATGCTAATTGTTTTGTTTTCCACATCCCACTGAGTAATTACACCACTTCCCCTATTTACGGCCAGAGCAGCATCAAATACCTGAACTGTCTGACCATAACGCATCAAACGAGCACCAAAACCATCAGTGGTAAGAGTGATTACGTTAGAACCACCCGCTGGTGTATCAGTAGTAACCGTACCAATAGCACCATTTCCTGACTGCATCAATTGTGCGTCAAGCTGACGACGCAACTCATCAAATGCAGTAGCAGTAAGACGACGCACGCCATTTGTAATACTCTTTCGAGAGTCATCTGTCGCCCACTGCGTTAGTTTCGTATATTCAATATTCTCTGATACGAAAACTGAAGTGAGAACTGCTTTGTCGAAAGTCGGCCCGCCGCCGCGTCCCAAATCTCCACCATCAGCATTGAAATACTGAAAAGATCCACCGGGACGCAATTCAAGTGGAACTCTCATCTGACGATTGGAGATTTTCTCCACATCTTTCGATTTGATATGGGCGAAAAACTTATCATCCCTATCAAAAAGGGTGCGGATTTTTGGAATAACGCGCTCCAATTCCAGCGCAACAATCTGAGATTCTGTCATTGCCATAGTTTCGCTCCTGCCCTAATCTTGATTTAAGAAATCTAACGTGGATACTTTACGAGAGGGCATTTGCGGCTTTTTATTAGTCCGTGGCCGTTCAACGGAAATTTCTTGAGTTTCTTCATCATTTCCATTATTTTTAATGGATGAAGGCCGGTTGTTTTTGAGGGCATCTGCCCGTACCCTACGGATTATTTCTGGCAGAGCAACCTTAGCCTTATTGATGATCTGATTGCGGATTTTATCTTTGCTTGCTTTACTGTAATTCTGGGCCGCGCTATCCTTCCAGAGGTTATCCAACAAATTCCTGAATCTGGGGTCAGATTGAAGCACACCATTGAATTCAGCAATTACATCAGAAGTCGCTTTATCCCTCAAATAAGGGGTCATTTGCTGGCGACTATCAATGTATTTATCAATCGTAGCTTTGATGGTATTTTCGGTTCGTTCCGTTACATCTGTCAAAGCTGAACTGAATTCTCTATGGTTCAATTCATATTGCTTCTGCTGAATCTCTGCTTCACGGGGATCATTTTGCTGCCTAACCTGACGTGGATATTGGGGCGGCCTTATTTGATAATTCCCATGAATGAATTTGTTGAGTAATTGGGCCGCAATTGAAAGCTGCTCATCATTCTGCTCTTGTCCGGTTTGATATGCAGTTACGATTGCATTATCAATGACAAAGTTCAGAACTCCATAATATGCCTGTTCATCAACCCTGCGGAGAGTATGAATGTAATTATTGACTACTTTATCGAATGATTCCGGAGCCTGTTCTTTAACTGATCTAAGGACACTTTCAATGTCCCCATTCATGATTTCAGACTCGACACCCTTTAGATTCCGAAGTTCCTCTTTAGCATCTTTGGCCTCTTGCATCGTGGGGAATAACTCGGCGTACTGTGCCTCTTTATATAAAGCTCGCTCCATTCCGGGGAACTTCTTGAATATCTCTGGAAATTCTTTTAATATTTCCTTTTTTCTCGGTACGTTGACGAACTCGAGTTCATCTGTTTCAGTCTCCGTTTCCTCAAGTTCTACTTCCTCATCTTTATCTTCTTTATCTTCTTTCGCAACTTTCTTAGGCGGTTCCACTTCCGTAGTTTCATCAGAAACTGCATCATCATCAAGGATTTCAATGATATCCTCGACCGTAGCTGCGGCTCCGGTCCCTTCATTTACTTCATTATCTACTGGTGCCATTATAATCTCCTGATTACTGATTTGCCATCTCGGTACCTGGTGCTAATGCAGGTTCACCGGATTGGGGATTTTGTTCTTCTTCCTGCTGAGGCATTTGCATCATAGCTTCTTGATCACGCATGAATTTATGTGCTTTCATGTGAAGCAGTACGTTCTTATATCCTTCTTCATTCATTACTTTAGCTTGGCGGCCCGGTTCTGAAACCAACCAATTCCTACAAATCTCATACTCAACACCATGATTATCTACATCCATATCTGGCATAATGGATGGCATCTCTTGGGGTTGCCCCATCTGTCCAGTCATTGGGTCCATTTGGGGAGGCTGCATCTGTGGTTGAGTCTTGAGTAAAATTTGAATCTCTTCAAACTGTTTCTCTCTATCATTCTCACCTGGAATTTGGAAGTCAGCTAATCCAAGAGCTTCAGCTATGATTGGGATATTATTTGGGTGCCCAAGTGCTTCGAGTACCTGTGGATTGGTACTCTGCAACAGATTAATAATGACGTCTCGTTTCTGTCCATAAGTAAATGGGAGCTGATCGCTACTTTCAAGTTCAATAGATCCAAGATTTCCAGTGAGATCAGCTTTTCGAATGATTGTGTTGATGTATGACCCGTTCTGATACTCAACTTTATTCTCATCATCCATTACTGTCTTGATGTAAGCAGGAACCACTTTACCAAAGACATTCTTCCACCAGAAGTTCAACATCTTCCATGTGATTTGAAGCCGCTGTAAGCTGCTCTCTTTACTCATGGAATACTGAGCGGCTGTACGAGATGAATTAGATTGATCTCCACCATAAAGTGAAGGTAATGCCCCAGAAGTAAACTGTCCTAGCTCCTGTATTTTCTCTCCGAATGGCATTACTTCCTGGGACAGCGTTGCGGTTTTTGTTGTATAAAAACCATCAGTTAAAGTCTTACCAGATCCAGCTTTAGCAGGGAATATCATTCCTGGCGTCGCAGGAGTATTCTTATACTGCTCAAAGTTTAAAATCTTAGGATCTGCAAATGTCTGAGGAATTCCATGCTCAATCGTCTGAAGGATTAAGCTAATCAAATCATTCGTGATCTCCTGCACTGACACTAGAATATTACCCAGCGGGTCAAAGTGCAAGAATTCACTTAATGGATTCTCACTTAAAGTCCAGCAATCATCGAGTGCTTCACCTTCAGCTTCGGCGTATACATCATTTACATAAACAACTCTTACACCATTGGGAAATAATCTGAGTAATTCTTTTCTATCTTCCTCATCTTCCAATACGTTGAAAGCAGAAGGTCTCAACCACCATTTATTAACGCTGGGAGTATTCTCTGGATACGCTCCATTGTACTGCGGAGATAAGCGGCCCCAAACTTCATACAAATCTGTACCGTTATTACTTGAGGAAACTTCTTTCTCTTTTCCTCTCAACTCTGGATACATTTCATAAATTTGGGAGAAGTGATATTCTTTACTAAACCTCAAGTAAGGAGTATCCTTCTGTTTCTTAGCGTAATTAGCAACTTTGACGTACAAGCCACCATAGACTTCAATGCATTGTCTTGTTTTGGCTTTGCTTGTAGTCCCAACGAATCTATTTACTTTGATTGTTTTCTTCTGCTGCTCAGGTTGCATCCTCATCTGACAATTAGGACACATTGTTGTGCCTTCATTATCAGCCGCGTCACCTTCCTGCATGAATTCATCGCCGCTTGACAAATCTTCTTTGATTGCTTGCTCTAATTCCGGTCCCTCTAGCTCAGTCTTGCATAGAGAACATACATATGAATCTACATCAAGATCCTGTTCTTCATATTTATCTTCTTCATGCGTTCCATACGATTCATCTTCATCGGGATAATTGTAAGCGAAAATCAATCCCTGAGTACAGAACACAAATAGAGCGTGGACCCATAAAAGCGGCGCGTCGTTGTGCTTATAAACAAGTTCAGTGATTTTGGTCGCGGCCTTGGCAGTTAATACATCATTAATATTCTCTGCATCATCTGGCATCCCTACTAATGAGGGAACCGTTGCGCTTAGTGCCGAGATGATAGTCTCTAAGTATGCTCTATATACGTTGATTGGTTTATCATAGTGAGCATTTTGCATGTCATCTAAGCGTGCTTCATCATAAACACGCCAATCATGGGCGATTTCAGACCACCACAATCGCTGAAATCCTTCCCACATATATTCCAGTTTCTTCCACTGGATTATCTGACGTTCTCTTACATCTTTATCCTCATCGTCGAATTCATCAACGACTTTCCTGAGTAAGCATTGAACGTCATCAGAGTATTTCTTTTTGCTCATTTTTTCTCAGATGAGATTGAATTAATATCCGCCGCGGCCCCGTCTTGCTGCCATATTCTGTCTCATTCTATCAATATTTCCAGCCATATTTCCCCGACCTGCCATTAATCCTTGTTGAACTTGTGGATTAACTGGTCCGAATTGACCGGGCATTGAACCCATTGGGTTATTCATACCGGGATTCGGCATTCCAGGAGCCATTGAAGGACCAGCAATTCCTGAATTGGGGTTAAATGGAAGCTGCTGCGGCCCAATATTCAACATATTCTGCTGTTGAATTTCATCAGGATTGATTCCCATTCCTGCCATTTCTGGACCCACTGCTCCCATTTCTTGCGGAGGTGGAGCATATGGTGGCTGAGAAGGACCAACATTCAATTGCGCTTCTTGATCTCGCATTGCCATTGCACGTTGCATTTCATCAACATTATTAAATGTGCCCTGTTTCAATCCTTGCTGTTTAGCTAATCTACCGGGATCACCAGCAGCGGCTCTCGCAGCATTAGCTCTTACAGAACCCATCTGTAAACCATTTGGTCTTAGTCCAATTTTCTTATTCCCGGCCGCGGCCATTGATTTCAATTGTCCCATTTGACCAGCACTCGCATTTGGTCTGGGACCACCAGCCATTGGTTTTGGTTTGGGAGCAGTCATTGCAGTTTTATTAACGAGAGGATCAATCGGCATTTGAAATCTCCAGTTCTTCTTCCAAGTTTGCTATATCTTGCTGAGTCTTGCTCATCTCATTGGGAGTTTGAACTTTAACTCGATGTTCAAACTCTAATTGGGCGCGGCGAACTCTCCATGGAATGTATGGATTAATTGGTTCATGAGTTACCTGCTCACCAATTTCCTCAGTTTCAATTGGTTTAGTAGAAAATCTTTCAAGAATATCCATCTTTTCGTTACGTTCAACTTGGATTTGCATCCTAAGATATTCTACTTCGTCATTAACTTTATTTGGGTCCAGTATATACAGCATACGTTCCACAAAAGCGGCCCAAATTTTAGCAATGTCATGAAAGAATTTCATCGGTGAAAGCTTCTGTTATTGTAGAAGCCTCTCCTGTTATTATAACGTACAACTGGTTGTGTACTTGCCAACTCAAGAGACTCAACTTTCCTCATGTTACGATAGAAAGCGGTCATATCATTGTTTTCTTTGAGTTTATTCAGTACTAATTCATGAGCTTGGAGTTTTTTGTATACGTCCGATGACAATGAGAAGAATTCATCTGCTGTATTGAGTAGAATACGTAGCATATCATACGGATCGTCACCATCAAACTCAGCTACATCTTCTTTTTTCTTTCCACTTGTTTCAGATTTCTCGTAGATACAAGCCTTAAGTGCCTCAGTGATTAATTTATTGTTCTCATTGTCGAAAATCTGAAGCCGCGGCAGATTAAGTTCGGGTTCGGGATCACTAAATGATTCAATGTACTGCTTATAAACTCGAACTCCCTTATTCCTTAATATGAACGCAGCTTGTTCTGGATCATATTTCTCAATTGGAGTCTTGATTATATCTTTCTGGCGCCACCGTAAGTATTCATGGACCAGCGATTTCGTTCCAACTCTATCTCGCGGCCCAAGATTGATAGAGACTCCCAAAGCATCACTAACTTGTTCCAATATTGTATGAGGATCTCCTCGATTTTGATTCGCAGAATGACATATTGATATAGACTGGGGTTTCTCTTTCTCAATGAATGGCTTGACATCAGTGGTCCAGTCCTCAATCTTTGTTCGAGTATGTGATATAGTACGGTAAACATAAACTCGTTCATCCGGAGATACAGCGGCGAATCCGACGATATTCATTGCATTGAATCCCCAATCAATAGCCACAAGTTTGGGCCACCATTCGGGAATATCAAACTCTGGAATTACATGAAGTGCTTCCTTTGGTTCTCCTGGAAATGGCTTATCCCTGAATTCATCAAAGACCTGACCTTCATATGCATCCCAATCGCCGTATTTCTTAGCTTTGCGTTCCGCTTCAGGCAGTGCATCTAATTCTCGTTTGTACTGCTCACTTGCATATGGGTTATCATCAATAGTCGCAGGAATGAATACCCGTTTAATATCTGATCTTGGATCTCTGAGGATGCGGCCACCTTCTTTATACGGTTTAATGAATCTCTTATATACCCAAGGATGACCAATATTTCCAGGGTTTGACCCAGAACGGACAATCATTGGGAGTTCATCTTGGAGATTCTTATTCACGCGGACTCGTTCAATTGTTATGTATAAATAAATCCATTCAGTGAATGATGTGAGCTCATCAAATGCGGCGTAGTTCGGCTGCATTGAATCGTAATCATGCACGTCTTTTTCGTGTTCACAATGTCCGAAGAAATACATAGCTCCTGAAGGAAATGTAAATATTCCAGTCGTAGCATTGAATGAAGCTCCAAAGGGTCGAAAGTAATCCAATGCTCGTGGGATAATTTCATTTCTTAACTCAGGCTTTGTACGACGTAGAAATAATCCTTTGAACTGCGGGTGGAGGTGCCAACCCCATACCAAAGGATACATAAGTAATACATCTGATTTGCCGGCGTTAACAGCACCGGCATAGAATCCTTCTTTAACAGAGAGAGGGATTTGTAAGAACTTCTCCTGTTTGAGTGAAGGCTTCCAGATTTTATTTCCTTCTGCATCCTTTAACATTTTATGAGGTTGGCACCTGGGTTAATTACTTAATACGCTTTCGGTTCTGGTGTTCCAGGAAGTTCATTATCTGGAACAAGAATCAATCCACCACACTGAAGCCATTTAGCAATGAACTTCATTCCGGGCCTAATTGATGGAAGTCCATTATCAACGCCGGGCTGTGATGGAGGAAGTCCTGCATCTGGACGTGTTGGATCAAATGGATATACAGGAAGTGTTGCAATACTTCCAGGTGGAGGAAGTGCATTTCCGGGATGACCACCACCATAAATGGGACCACCTGAAATATGCGGCGGTAGTGCAGGCATACCAAATCCAGGATCTACTGGACCATCTCCACCATCAAGGAATTGAATCAAAGCAAGTCGTGGCATTTCATTCTCCTTCATGAGCTAATTAATTAAGGAACGGTACCACTCCACGCGCCGCCCCATTTAACTCTATCTAATCTTACCGTTGTATTAGCTGCTGGTTTAATCCAGCCTAATCTTATCGTTGTTCCAGTTGGTATAGCAGTAAAGGTTCCACCAATGTTATTACTGGAATTATATGGAAGCGATACTGGACTATTTATCTTTACTCTTACTCCAGGAATTGCATATGTTACTCCTGCAAGTATATTGTAAGTGGGTCCAATTTGTAACGCTTCGACTGGCATTACGCGTCTCCAATAACCTGTTTGGTATTCAGAGCAATTACCTGTCCGGTTGCTCCACCAATTGTTGATGGATAAACTGTAGTTACAGAGATTACCTGAGTTGCATCAGTTACAGCGGTGACTACAGCGGGAATCTTTACCCTGTCACCTACTCTAAGTTCTCTTACGTTTGTTTGGTCTTGTGATGCCATGTTTTAATTTCCTTTCGTTACTTCTTAACTGGGGGAACTGGATGGGGAGCGGCCATCGGTTCATTAACTGGTTTCAATACGGGAATTGAAGCTTGTTTCACTGGTTCTGATTTAAGAATTTCATGCGATCCATCAGGAACTGTACGGCTCATTAATATGGGATTGGTGAATGAGAAATCAACATGATTAGAAATCAATTCCTCTGTATTCTTCACTGCGATTGGTACCACAGCGGGAGCTTGCCATAGCGGCATATTAACTCCGGTTGATACTTCAGTACTTGAGATATACGTTGTGGGTTCTTCGATTCCATTGAATAGAATCTTGGACTGGAGTGTGAAGTTGGTTCCTTTAACGTGGATCTCAAAGGATGGTTCACCGAGTACAACTGTGGAAGGAACCAATGAGGTTACAGTGGGCATCAAAGCCGCACCTGCGTTAAGAATGTAACCAATAGCAGCAATTGCTTTCTTCTTGAACTGTGAATCAGAACAGACTATATCAAGTACTTCGTTGATATACATTTTCTGTTCATCGCTCACTGCGAGCGGCGTCGAAGATTTCATCGTTGGGTAGAATGGATTGTGAAGGACTGGTTCCTTCGGATCAATCTTTGCGATAATCTTAGGTTCAGTCTTTGGATCAACTACAAGTGTTGTCATTTTATTTCCTCAATTATTTACGAGAGAATCTCCACTGCCTTACTGTTTCAAATGGTAGAGTCTGCCACGTTGCAGTAACTATATCTCCAGGATTGGGACAGTGGTTTCCTATTACATCAACAATCCATATCCCAAGATTAGTATTCCCTGCTTTGTATGCAACGATATCTTTAGCAAAGTCTGTGCAATCATTATTCTTGCACATATATCCCCATCTTGCATCTCTCACTTGAAGTGCAGCAATTACTTTATCTAACCAGGTCCAAGCGGATTCACCATATACTAATTGACATGATGTAGCTAATGATGCTGCGTCAGATACACCAAATGATTTGACAGTAGCTTCGCCATATGAGGGTAAAGGTAAATCTGTGCCAGGTGGAACATTAGGATTATTAGGATTATTAGAACCAGTATCAGAACCAGTCCTATCAGTAGTAGTCGTATTAGTGTTAGTATTAGTATTGGTGTTTGTGACATTTACCGATGGCCCAGTTGGTGCAGTTGGTACATCAAGATTAAATGTCTGTTCACATCCTGTTGTGAACAAGATTAAGATAAGCGTTGCGGTACGTTTCATGCGGTACATTCAGTGATAAAGTTACGAATGAACATCAATGACTTCGTATTCATCTTCTTCCTTCTGGCGCGGCTTATACAATATAACTTTTCTATTGTCATTGTAAGTTAATTCGGTTCCCATGTTCTTGACAATAGATGACATATCTTTTGCGATACTTGCTACATCTCTTACTTTCGCATCAGCTAATCTATCCCCAGTAATTTCCTGCATTGCAAGCATGAGTTTATTCTGGGCGGTCGCGGTTATTGTTTGTCTTACATCTTTGATATGTTTATCTAAATCTACATTGGGTTCATTGTATGTGGCTAATGAGGTTGCGCCGTTCTTATATGCGGCTACTGAATCGGGTGAGACTCCATATTCTTCAGCGATTTCTTGAATGGTTTTGCCGGATACGTGGGCCGCTTCCGCTATGATCTTTCTCTGATCATCACTTAAGTTCTCTGTTCCTGGTTTCTTTCCATGTGTGAGAGAACGAACTTCAATGTTAGTCTCACCAGGAATAGAATTGCGGTCATCATTCTTGAATAGATTACTATCTACTCGTAACAATGCGTTCGCTTTATCGCGGGATGCAATAATCATAACTATATTGTAGCTGAGAGCGAAGCTCGAAGCATCATTTACTTAACCAATCAAATTACCAGATGAACACTATAGGAGGGGCGGCCCTGTAGGTACTATACACGCAATAGGGATAGGAGTAAAGCAGATGAACACTTTGGTCGGAATCAAAGTTGATTATAAAGTAATGAGTGTCAGGAACATTACCATCCTCTTGTTTTGTTTTCTTACACTTTCTTTTAATATGAGACTCTTTTATGGGACCCATTTAATCTAATATATATGAGACAGTAAATAGGTGAATGTGCCCCATGCCCTGACCCAAATGAGACTCTACTGCGGCAGGGTACCCCATATGGTATTGAGTGTGGTTGACTCATACCATATATAGTGTATAAGCGAAAGAAAAACAAAAGGGAGCGACTTGTAAACTTTAGTCTACCCATAGGTTGACTGGTATGTACCATAGAGTACCATAGAGTACCATTAAGTGTCATAGAGTACTCTGGCACGGCCCATGCTACTATGTAGGGCAGTGGGAAGTGGGCAAACGGCAAGGATAAACGGAAGGATTAGCAGAATGGTTCTAGTGATTCGGACGGTAGACGGTAGACGAATTGAGACACAAGGCACGGTCACTGTATTCGATAATGGAGCCGGTGAATTGTGGTTCCAGTATCGGGATGCTAGAACGGACTTGATTGGACACGTTGCAGTCAAAAACGTAATCGGTATCATGACTGAGGGTTTATAATGCTGACATCGGATTACAAGAGAATCGAAGCTTGCAAGGTAAATGACGCGAAATGCTATTGTGGACGGCGTTCCAGTTTGCGAGTGTTTTGCGGGTTCTATATCTGTTCGTGGTGCCTTGCTGGAAACAAGGTAGCAATCAAACACTTTGGAATGACTCCGATACTTCGGAGTAAAAAAGGGAAAAATGCAGAACGGAACGTTCCACAAGGGGTAGTCGGACAAGGATAGTTGAGGCTAGAGTGTAGGGCATTGGAAACAATGCCTCTCACCGTGGGCTTAACTTTCGATAGAATCGGGGTATAGTTGATTATGGCGAACGAAATGCAGACGGCGGAAGT